AATATATTGAAGAAACTCCTACAGATGCAGAAGTATCTGATGTTCGTCGTTTACAGTTGGGTACAAATATAGATACACAAACTGAACGCTTATTAAATATTCCAGAAGTAGCTGAAGAATGGAATAAAGCTAAACGAGATGATCCTTATTGGAGAGGTTTAGCAAAAGAAAAGTTTTTAGATATTGAAGATCCAGATGAATTTGCTGCTCTATTCCGTTTGTCCGAACGTGATCAAGATAAACAAATCAAACTTAACTATAACGTTAATTTAGGATATGGAATTACGGAATTAGAAGATGCAATAAATGAAGCTGCTGGAGACAGAGCACAGATTGATGTTAAAAAATTTGGTGCTTTAACACAAGCTGTTTTAAAAGATACTCTTGAGGAAATGAAACGAGCTAAAGGCAAAGAAGAAACCTTAGCTACCATGCGTGGTTTTAGTGGTTTTAGTGAGATTATGGATATCAATAGTACTTTGACGAATTCTATTTTAGGAGATAGTGGAGTAGGTGGAGTTTTAGCATTTACTTCAGGAGGAAAAGCAGAAGAATCTTTAGAAAGTGGTTTATCAAAAATTTCAGGAATAGGTAATAATGTTACACATAATTGGCAAAAGTGGTTTGATGAAGAACTTAAAACTAAATATGATGAAGCAATTGAGTTAGGTTATGATCCTGACGATGCATCTAAAACAATACAGATTGAAGCAGACTTCGCAAATAATTTTTTAAATGAATACTTAATACCACGATTTGATCAATCTAAATCTATGGATGAATTTACAGAATATTTATCTGTTAGACAAGAAGAACAAAACCCATTCCAAACAATGGATTCTGTACAAGCTATTAAATTAGTAGCTGATATGAGAGCAAATAAATACTTAGAAGATATTCAACAAGTTTCAGACAGAAGATTTGATGCTAATTTTTATTTTGATCCAAGTGGAAATATAGCAAGAGGAGAAAATTGGAATGAAGATTCAAGACAAGCTTCTTATGCAATACAAAAAGAGACTGTTAATCAAGATTGGGAAAATGCACAAGCTGGCATAAATTCAGGAGATATAAATTGGGCACAACAAGCATATCGTTTTGGAATTGATTTAAATAATAAAGAACAATTTGCTCATATGCATTTCCAAATCAAAGGTCAAGGTCAAGGATATGATGCAGCAGAAGATATCTTGAATGCAGGAAAAGTTAAAGATCATATTTATAATAATATCCTTCCAGCATTAGAGGATGAAGCATTACTAAACCCAACAGTCTTTGGTCAATTCATAACACCAGAAGAATTTGCAGATGACATGTTAGAAGGTTTAGATCCTACAGATAATAGCCAATGGGATGAAATACTCCAGAGATATGGTTTAAAAGGATTCAAAGGCGATTTTGATGAATTGAAAGAACATATAATGTCAGCTTTACGTACAGGATCTGCACAAGAAATTCGAGAACAAATTAAATATTTAAACGAAAAGAGAAAGAAACCTACACAAAAAGTTTTAGGTGTTACCTATATTGAAAGAGAAGAAGACTATAAAGATGAACAATCGAAAGCAGAAACTGAGTTATATAGTGTATTTCAAAAATCAGGTTTCCAAGGAACAGAAGATGAATTCTATGAAAATTTCTTTCCTGATTTAAATCGTTCAGATATGAAAGTACTAACTAAAGCAGGTAGAGATACAGGATTAGAAGGTTTCGGTCTTGATTTAACTGATCCATTTGCTTCCCTTGGTACGATTGAAAGTTTCTTCGATGACGACAAAGAGATGACAGATGAAGAAAAAGATTTCGAAAAAAATCGTCGATCTAGTTATTTCAATATCGAAGATGACGATGACGATGAATGGGAATACAAGCCACCAAAACGGGAAGATGAAGTATTAGATGAATTCACTACTATGTTCAAAGATTTATAAAACTTTTCATTAATAATTGTGTATATTATACATATAAAGGTTTATCGACATGGCTGATTTTTCACTTGCAATTAATTTAATTCGCAAATATGAAGGCTATAACGAAAAAGCATATCCAGATCCCAAGTCAGGAAATGAACCATATACCATTGGTTATGGAACACAATTCTATCCTGATGGAGCACCTGTCAAAGCAGGTCAATATTGTACGAAAGAAAAAGCCCTGGAATATTTATTTACAGAAACAACAATAATTGATGAACAGCTAGGAAAATTAAAATTACATCTTGATTTATATATGCGCCAGTCTCTTATTTCGTTTATTCATTCCATAGGTTGGGAATCTTTTTTATATAGTCAAATTATTGATTGCATAGAACATGAAGATCTATCAGGAGCTTGCGAAGAAATGGGACGTTGGATATTTGATGAAGACTATAAAGCTATCGGAGGTTTATTAGATAGAAGACGAGAAGAAATCAGTTTGTTTTTAAATGAAACTTATACAGATACAAAAGGTATAAGTGAAATTCTTTTGACAGCCTTTAGAAATTTCAGTGGAAAACCTAGTGAATTAAGAGCTATCCACAGATTAGAAGAGAGTATTAGTCCTTATGTCTTAGCTGAATTTGCTAATGGATTTCGAATTGACAATGAAATATGGAACGATTATCCTAGTCATGGAGTTACACTGGTCTTTGACAGACTCGCTTAGAATACATAACTAGAAATATGAGTGACAAAATGGAACCCTCTGCAAAACCCAAAGAGTTTGGACTACCATTAGAGTTACAATTTTCTATGCGTAAAGCTGAGATTAGCGCAGGAGAGATGACATGGGAACAATTATATACATCTTTATTGAATTTGTATTATCAGAGATTAATGGAATGGCATGCTGTCAAAGCATTAATAGCTGAAGAAAATATTAATATTGATTTTGATATTCCAACTGATGTTGAATTAAGACAATTAGCAAGAGAAGCAGTACCAGATCCAGTCATGGAAGATGATGATGATCCTTTTGCACCGTTAGCTTAATCGTCAAAACCTGGGATAAAAGGACGTTGACATTTATCAGGTTTATCTAATTGAAGCAGACGATTTAAATACCAAGCACCTTTTTCAATAGATTGCGTACCTCCTTTATGCTTTTCTCTCCAGATGTATTTAGCAATATTCCCTTTTAAATATCCTCGAAATTCTTCATCTGTTAATTGAGCTTTAATGGCATCAATACATTCAATATGCCCATCTGTGTAATGAGAAGGATGATTAACTAAATCATCTACAGCATCTTTTATAATTTGTTTCGGAGTTATAGGCTCTACGTTAATTTCTCCTTTACATTCTTCAGGTCCAGCCATACGCATCGTAGGAGATGTCTCGTCTAGGCGGTCAAACCACGTCTCGCCAGAGACTGTCGATACATATTCTCCGATGGTTTCCCCAGTGCTAGTAGCAGTTTTCCTGCATTTGGAGATGATCCTGGGTACTGTCCCGACTGTTCCATTGATGGTATATAACCCGTCAGTCCTACTCTCTGACTCTTGTCTCGTTTCCCCGCTTCCGTAGCTAGATTTTTCCTCTCCATCCCATCTTCGCATAATGTTAATCCACGATTGTATTGATCATACAGGGGAACGTCATTATTTTCATTTCCTGGCTGTCCACCAAAATCTTCTATATCTACACAGGAACAATCCAGTTCACTTTTCACATAATTACCTAGGAATCCAGACATAGCTTTATATAAGTCTTGATGTATTGCTTTTACAATATTATCATGGCGAGCTTCTACGATCCAAATTATAACTCACAGAAAGATTCAGGTACTTCAGGACTTGAAATTTCTGATTTAAATCCAGAGGATCAATATGATGTTGATTTACGTCGTGTAGATCCTGAACAAAGAGATAATTTTGATGTCGAGAATAAGAAAAAACGTGTGGGTACTTTCATGAAAGCAGTAAAAGCTGCAGGAAAATATAGACAAAAATCAGGTATTGATGAACCTAATATACGTGGAAAAATTCCAGTAGGTAAAGCATCTATAGCAGGTGTAGAATTACCAAGTTTACGTGGTAGAAACTATGGTCCTCCAGGAGCTGGAGCAACTGAATATGCACATAAACCAAAACCAAACTTTGGTAAATCTTTTATCTAATTAAACTTGCGAAAAAACAACTTCTTTAGGTTGATTCTGATATTTACCTTTGCGATCTTTATAGCTTACAAGACAAGGTTTACCTCTATAAAAGAGAAGTTGCGTAATACCTTCATTTGCATAGATACGAGTAAACAAACTTGTACAATTACTAATCTGTAAAGTTAAATAACCTTCCCAGCCTCCTTCTGCTGGAGTTATGTTAGTAAGAATACCTGAACGTGAATAACTTGATTTACCACAAGCTACGACAGTTATATCTTCTGGTAATGTCAAACGTTCATGTGCAACACATAGACAATATCCATAAGGAGGTAACATAAAATATTGACCATACTCATCTTCTTTTAAATCAGTTTCTTTTAATATGGAAGGCTCAAAGTTTTTTGGGTTGCAATCTCCAGACCCATTACCTCCAAATAACATACATTGTTTAGGAGATAAACGAATATCATATCCATAAGAACCAAGTCCATAACTGAATATTTTCTTTCCATTTTCTTCTTTTATGGCATGATCCGTAAAAGGAGAAATCATCCTATCATCCATTGCCAAAGCCTTGATTTCCCAATCGCACAACAAAGTCATTAGTCCGTGAATCTTTTTAGTTCATTCACATTAACAAAGGATACGTCCTTTTTCAGCATAAATATCTATGAACTTTTCTGTCAATTCTGTAGGTCTGTCCATAGCAGGAAGATAGACCAGAAATGATGTACACGTTTTGTGCTTATCAATACCTGTACTTGTATTCTTCAAAAGTAACGGAGCTGTTCTTAAAATACATATCGGAAAATCAAATATCTTTTGTTCATAACGAATCATATCTGGGCAATTAGTAAAATATAAACCTTGTTTAATTTCTTTTGATAGCCATGCATTATAAAGTTTCCTAAACCAAACGGCATGAGAAGAAGTAAGTGTTGGAGAAGAAGCTCTTGTCATTTTCCATTTATCATTTTTCTTATCCCAAAAATAAGCACCACTGGGAGGGAATAAATAAACATTACCAAACCATTGTTGACAATTTAAGCCATCATCTGAAGGAGTGAAAAAATTATTAGCTTCTACATAGCTATTAGCAACTTTAGAACTTGCTACATCTAATTCAATGCCTTCCAATAAAGCATGAGCAGAAGCTATCAAATCATAATTAGTAATAAGCTCTAAATCTTCACGTCGTTTTCTAATATCATGTATAGCCATTATTTATCAGCCAACATTTTTGCTACTTCTGAAAAAGTAAATTTATTAGTAGATAAACAAAAGGCTGTTCTTAATGTTGCCTCGTCTGTAGGAGGAGAGACACTATGTGGTTTAGATACATTTAAAAGATAAACATCCCCTGGCTGAGCCATAAAAGAAGGCCCCATATCTAAATCACTTAACTCGTAGACATTACCATCAGTTTGATTTTTAATTTTTTTAGCTTTACTATTTTCTTTTAGTTCATAAAATTGTGTAATACATTTATTAGTATGCATATAAAAATTAATTGCACAAGAACCATTACTATCTGTATGCGGAAAAATAATTGAATTGATTTGCATCAAATGTAGATTAAATAAATCTCGATGTTCTTTTGGAATACAAGCCTTTAAAGAACAATTTTCTTCATCTTCAATATTGTTATACCAAATTCCTCTAAATTCGTTTTCAAGTTTTATTCCATACCATCGAGCAATTTCTGCAACTTTTATTTTAGGTAAATTAAAAGGTAGATTTAATTTTTTAAAATACATCAGAACTCAACCAAAACCTTTTGATTCAGATATAGTTTGGAAATCAATTTCAAAATACCGCATGCCTTCTTTGTCATTAATAATGAATCCTGCTTTCTCTGATGGTTCAATTTTTTGTGCTGCAGTTAATATACGTCTAAAGCTTTCACCTAAATCATCTTTATTACTACGTTCTGCATCTTCTTGAGCTGAATGAATTTCTTCTAATGTCAAGAAAAACATAGAACGTTCTTTATTCTCTGGTTGAAATACCATTACCCCTGGTCCTTCAGCGCCCCAAAATTTCAGATATTGAGCGCACATATCGCCCAAAATAAATTTAATTGTTGTATCTAGCATTTTAGCTTTATCTTCGTCCATTTCTGGACCAATGATTGAAGCTAATAATTTTTCTCTACGATTCATTTTTCTAATAATCCTTGACGTGCTAGTGATTCTAGAAGTTTAGGCATAGGCTGATATAAAACAACCATCTTTCCTAAGATCCCACGTCGTTTAACAAGTTTACCTTCTTCATCCCTTACCTTATCAAATTCTCCAGAACGAATCAAATATTCAGCTACACAACGTAAACGACGCTTTAAAGGTAATTCAGCTTGTGGAAA